GGATGTCCAACAACAACCCCTACTTCAAGTAATGCTCCTACTCCAACCCCAACCCCAACTAATACTAAAACTCCTACACAAACTCCAAGTGCAACACCTATGGTAAATCCAATAAACATTCCAAACTTATTTTATTGGTTTGATACAAGTGATGAGTCAACATTAACATTCAATGATGTAGGGGGAATAAAATATGTTTCACAAATAAGAGATAAAGTTACAGGACAAACATTAACACAATCTGCACAAACTTATCAACCTATTTGGAAGTATAACGAAAATATTAGTTCGTTGCGTTCATTAGAACTCGGTAGTTCAAGATATATGGTTGGATTCCCTCCAAGAAACACAGTTGCTCAAAACACACCAAAAACAATATTTGCAGTTTATGCAAGTGGTAATACACAATATAATATTCAACAGTTCTATTTAGATATTAGAAGTAGTGGTAGTGGAGCTGGCGCAGCTTATAGTTTATTAAATTCATCAACTAATAAACCACAATCAGTAACAAACCAAAAAAATATAATTTTAACATCATACTCATCAACAAGTGCGAGCGGTACTAATCCAAAATTATTGATTGGTTATTCGTCATCACCTGATAGAGACCAAGGCGCCTATTTTGAAATGAATGATGTTTCAGTAACTCAAGCAAACTCTTCAAGTGGTTTGATTGGATTCTTGAATATCATGTATATGGGTAGAGGTATTAGTGGAAGTTATGCACAACAAGGTGCGTTTTGTGAATTATTATGGTATGATAGAATATTATCGGCATCAGAAATTGACAATGTATTAAGATATTTGAATGAAAGATGGTTCTATAACCCATCCTTTACACCTACCCCAACATCTACTTTAACTAATACTCCAAGTAACACTCCTACTCAAACACAAACGCCTACCACAACAACAACTCTTACGGCTACTAATACATCAACGCCTACTAATACCGCAACAAGAACACAGACACCTACTCCAACAAGAACCCCATCATATAGATTATATACAGTTCAAACATGGACTCAATCAGGTGGTAGTTGTTCTCAAACAGGAGGTAATTTTTCAATTAAGAGTACCGCAACATTAGTTGTTGGTAGATATTATTGTACGGGTGTTGGATGTAATGATAGATATAAAGTTATTAGTTTTGATGGAATGGGTAATCCAGGATATCCAGGATTTGAACCAATAAGTGGTGATGTTGGAAATGCTAACTGTACATTCTTAATATGTTGTCCTTAATAAAATTTACCTATGGAAATAAAAATATTTACTAATGGGGAGCCATCAGAGATTACACCTCTAACACCTCCAAAACAGATAAACGAAAATTTGAATGAGTTATCTGACTACTTTGCCTTCATGGTAGACAATGTCAAAATGATTTCATTCATGGAACAATATATGAAGCATGGCAAATAAAAAAGTCACAGTTGAGGTTGACATAGAAACAAATCTTGAACCCTCAATTGCCCAATTAAAAGAGCTAAAGAAACAACTCAAATCAGCAGCCGCTGGTTCAGATGATTTTAAGAGGCTCGCAAATGAGATTGATGACCTTGAAGATAAGATTAAAGGTGCCAGAAAAGGGTCTGCCGATTGGGTAGATACTCTTGAAAACGCTGGTGGTCCTCTTGGTATGGTTGGTCGTGGAATCAACCAAATGAAGGTCGCCTTCACTTCATTCAACACAGCACTTAAAGCATCCATTATTGGATTGATTGTTACAGCCCTTGCAGGGTTAGTCGCAGCATTTAGTTCCAATGAAGCAGCGATGAAAAAACTCCAACCAATATTTATCGCATTTGAGAAAATCTTGGGTGGTATATTCAGAGCTATGGAGCCGTTATTAGACATCTTCATAGAGATGGTTATGGCTGTCTTACCTCCACTTACAAAAGGTATTGGTATATTCTATTCAGTTCTATTTGGTTTATTTACCCTTATCAAAGATGTGGGTGTTGGAGTTGGAAAAACATTAAAAGGTATATTCACATTTGATTGGGATTCCATCACTGAAGGTGTACAACAGATTGCTGGTTCAATCGGAAACGCAGTTAAGGCTGGTGACCAAGCATACGCAAGATTCACAGCAGGAACAAAGGAATTAACAAAAACTGAAAAAGAAAATTTAGCTGTAAGACAAAAGGCAAATGAGGAGGCAGCAAAGAAAGCAGAGGAGTTAAGAAAAGCACAACTTGAAGCACTTAAAGCAGACCTTGATGCGAAGATTGCGTTAGAGACCAATTCAGAGAATACCTCAAGAGAAAAATTAAAGAAATTATTAGACGACAGATATCAGGCAGAGATTGCTGATAAGAAATTATCAGACGCACAGAAATTACTTCTTCAACAAGAATACGCAAAGAAATTAGAGGAGGCTATCAACGCTGATGAGGAGAAGAAAAAGAAACAAAGAGAAGCGAACCTTGATGCTGAAATCAAGTTAGAAGAAGACAAAGCAAATACCTCAAGAGAGAAACTTAAAATATTACTTGATTTAAGAATGCAAGAGGAACTTGCGGCGATTGACTTGAGTGAGGCACAGAAAGAAGTTATCAGAGCGAAGTATGCAACCCAACTTGAAGCTGCATTAAAGACAGATGAAGAAAGAAGAAAGAAAGAAAGATTAGACGCACTTCAATTAGAGTTAGAAGCAAATAAAAATAATGCTACGGCACTTGTTGATACCTACGCAAAACTACAAGCAGAACTTACAAATCAAACATCATATTCTGAAGCAGAGAGAGCTCAATTAAGGAAGACATATCAAGACGCAATACTATCCGCACTTGATACTGCAAACCAAGCAGAAATATTAAAGACAGAGGAAAAATACGGGGACTTCAAAATATTTGATAAACAATATTATACTGACTTAAGAAACGCTTATACAAAGAACGAACAGGACTTGAAGGCAGCCTATGAAAAAGGTGTAATCAATTCTGATGAATATACAAAGAGAATATCTCAATCATCAAAGGCGAGAAGAGAATTAGACAGAGCAGAGAAGACATCAGCGATTGAAAAAACCAAATTGATTGGTGATGCGTTAGGTCAGTTATCATCTATTGTTGGTCAGGATACCATCGCTGGTAAAGCGTTTGCAATCGCCAAGGCAACCATTGATACCTACCAATCAGCAGTAGCGGCTTACAAGTCCTTGGCGGGTATTCCAATTATTGGTCCTGCGTTGGGAGCTATCGCAGCGGCAGCGGCTGTTGCATCAGGTATCGCTACGGTTAAAAAGATTGTGTCAGTTCAAGTTCCAAACGCACCCGCAGGAGCTGGTCCCTCATTGAATACAACACCTGCTGGTCCTGCTGAAAGACCTGGTGTTATAAATGTTTCATCCCCAGCAATTAAAGCAGCTGATGGAGGTTTGATTAGAGGACCTGGTAGTGATAGGTCTGACTCAATTCCTGCGATGTTAAGTGATGGTGAGTTTGTGGTAAACTCTCGTTCAACAAGATTATTCCAACCATTACTTGCAGCAATCAATTCATCAGCAGATATACCAGGGTTTGCTATGGGTGGATTGGCAAACAAACCTGAAAAACCTCAAAGGGACAATACAAGTTCAATTGCTGAAGCTATTGGAAGTGTATTCAGAGACCAACCGATTAGAACTTATGTAACATCATCGGAGATTTCAAATGAACAACAATTTGATAGAGTAATAAAATCCCGTTCTTTAATATAAGAGTGGTAAAAAAATAACATTTTAATATTTATAGATAATGGATACAACCAAAATCATTGAATTGTTTATTGACGATGACTATGAAGAGGCAGGAATTGAGGCTATTTCTTTAGTTTCAAGACCCGCTCATGATGAGACATGGATGGCATTCAATAGTGAATGCTCATGTGGTACACACAAAATGGAATCTGAAATAGATGATTCCTATTCCCCATATACTATTGTTGATGGAAACTTTTGTAATAACCATCCAAACCTTGCAACTCTTGGTGAACCATCAGGTACATTAGAGAGTGAAGGTTGGGAGATTGTAAGAATTGAAAGAATGACACCTCAAGTGATTCACAAAATGAATCAACATAGATTTTCAAAACCAAATGTTGAATCAGAATTAGATAAAGAAACATTTAGAGTTAGATACAAGTATATTGGTCCAAGAGATAGTAAAACAAGAGAGTTCTGTGAACAGATGTTATCGTTTAACAGAGTTTATAGAATTGAAGACATTGATGAATTAACTGATTCTGTTGCCAATCCTGATTTTGGATTCTATGAAATATTCACATGGCGTGGGTCATATAACTGCCGTCACCAGTGGGTTAGATTGATATACAAGAAAGAAGGTACAATCATCAATAGTGGTTCATCTACAAGAGGATTGGAAGATACTCAAGGGTTAGGTGCAAACCTTCAACCTGATACAAGAACTGAAGCAACAATCAATTCAAAAAATCCTGAAAATCAATGGAAGCCAGGTCAACCAAGAACAGGTAATTTCTCTGAACAAACATCAGATGGGGAAACTGTCCCTGAAAGTCAGAAAATGGTATTCTCTGTAATTGATGAGGAGAAGAAAATCATCGTTGGAGCCGCTATGGTGCCAAACAGAATGATACACAGATACGATGACTTGGGGAATTTATACTATGTATTTTTCTCAAAGGAATCTATCAAGAAAATGGCAGACAAATTCTTAAAAGAAAAAAGAACTGACGAGACCTCAATAGAACACAATGGTTTGAAGTTGGGTAGTCAAAAAGTATTTATAACTGAATCATGGGTGTCTGAAGACCCAATCTACGATAAGTCCCACAAGTATGGATTTGAGTTACCAGAAGGAACATGGTTTGTTTCTATGAAGGTAAACGATGACAAGGTGTGGAAACTAATTAAAGATAAAGCTCTAACAGGATATTCCGTTGAAGGATTGTTCGCGGAGAAATCAGTGTTCTCAATGGAGGACAAACAAATAAACCAAATAACAAAATTACTTAAATCAATTACAGATTATGACAAGTAAAGAAGCAATCAAAAAGATAATGACTATTCTAAATTTCAATGACCACAAATTTTTTGAAGCAAAAACTGAACAAGGTGTTGCGATGAAAATGGAAGACGATTTGGAAGTAGGAAAAGTTCTTTATGTTGTTACTGACGAGGGCATGATTCCAGCACCAGCAGGAATTCATAAAATGGAAGACGGTACAGAGATTGAAGTTGATGAGATGGGTTCTGTCTCTAAAATCAAAATGGGTGACCAATCTTACGGTGAAACGGAAGACGCCAAAATTGAAGCAGAGAAAAAGAAAGAAGCAATCAAAGACGAATCAATGGCTGAATCGGAAGAAATGGAAATTCCAATGGAAGACGGTGATATTAAACTTAAAGACGGCGGAGTGTTAAGAATCGGTAGCGATTCTGCAGAAGTTGGAGTTAGGATTAAAAAAGTAGGTTATGACGGCACATTATCAGCAATCGCTGATGGAGCTTACGAGACAGCAGACGGAAAAGTTATGCAAATCGCAGGTGGTGCTATTCAAGGAATGCAATCAATTGCTAATGAAAAAGCAAGAGGTGGTGAGTTCGTTGAAGCTAAATCAGGAGACCTTAAATTAGAGTCCCCAACATTTGATGTTGGTGAACCTATTGAAGTGGTTAATGAGGATGGGTCAAAAATACCTGCACCAGATGGTGAACACCAAGTGGAATTAAAAGATTCGGAAGGTAACGAAGTAAAAATTAGAGTTATGGTTAAAGATGGTAAGATTGACCAAAGAGAAAATGTTGAAGAAAAGGCAGAAGAATTTACTGCTCTTGCTGAAGCATTCGCAATTACAATCAAGCGTCTTGAAACTAAACTTGATGACATGGCAAGAAAGAACGAAGTTCTTGAAGCTAAATTCAAAAAGTTCTCTAACGAACCAGCGGGTTCAAGAGTTACAAAAACTCCAACAATAAACCAAGAATCATTCTCTCTATCTCATTCAACGAAGTTGGAAGGTATGAGAAGATTAAGAGAGAAAATGTCTCAATAAATAAAACAAAATAAAAAAATAATAAGATGAAAAAAAATCTTTCAAAAATGAATTTTAACTATGATTTAGGTGGTCTATCAGCTTATGTTGACCAGTTAAATTCAGATATCATCAGTGAAGCGGTATTAACCCCAGTAACGATGGAGTATGTTAATGTAATTCCAGGTATTAAAGGAACTCAAAATGTGAACCTTTTATCTGAAACTCTTTCTGTACAAACAGGAACAACTTGCGGATGGAGCGATGCAGGTGATGTAACTTTCACAGTTGCACCAGTAACAGTTCAATCATTAAAAACAAATGTTTCGTTATGTTTACAAGAATTAAATACTTTATATTTAGGACAATTCTTAAATGCGGGTTCATACAATGAGAACGCTCCATTTGAGCAAGCAATCATTGACTTACAAACTAAACAAATCAAAAGATACAACGAGAATTTACTTTGGGGTGCTACAAGTGGTACTAATACTTTCTCTGGTTTCAAAGAAATCTTTGGTTCTGCATCTTATACTGCTGATGGTGGTGTTAAATTAACAGGTCAAACTGCTTTATGTTCTGTAACAGGTTCTAACGCAACTGAAAAAGCTAACAATGTATTAGCTCAAATTGACAATTTAATCACATCAATGTCTGCTGATGTTTACGATAGAGATGATATCATCATCTTCATGTCTCAAACACAATTCAAGTGTTACTTAACTGCAGTTAGAAATGTTAACAACTTCTATATTGACAGTTCTGAAAATAAATTAGGTTCAGTTTATTCTGTTTACCATCCTCAAACTAACTACAAAGTAGTAGGTGTACCAGGATTGAATGGTTCTAACTTAATCGTATTAGGTGCTCAACAATACTTCCTTGTAGGTGTTGATTTAGCTTCTGATGAGGATTCATTCAGAGCTTGGTGGTCTCAAGATTTCCAAGAAGTAAGAATCATGGCAGCATGGAAATTAGGAACAGCTATTGCTTTCCCTCAATTCTTTGTGACTAACGGTTTATCTTAAACCAAACATATTGGTCGGAGGGGATTAGTCCCCTCCTTCTTAAAACAAATAAACGCAACTAATAAATTTATACTAACATGGCTTGTAATTTAAGTGCAGGAATACAATTAGGATGTAGAGATAATACAGGTGGTCTAAAGACAATGTGGATTACCGACTACACTAATGTGACTTCTATCACATCTTCAACTGGAGATACTATCACAGCAATATCAGGAACAGGAACATTTTATGAGTTTCAATTGATTAGAACATCATCACAATTAACAGAGACAGTTAACGCTTCTTTGGAAAATGGTACTGTGTTCTATCAAGGTGAGGTCGTAACTTATTTCAACAAACTTGGTCAAGACAAAAGAAATATCTTAAAGACACTTGCTCAATCTCAACAATTAGCAATCGTGGCTGAAGATAATAATGGTCAATACTTCTATTTAGGTCAAACATACGGATGTTTCATCAGTGCTGGTACTTCAGTAACTGGAAAGGCATTAGGAGACCAAAATGGTTATAATATGACATTCCAATATCTTGAACCAAATCCAATGAATCAGTTATCTGGTTCATTGAGTTCAATCACAACAGGTATTACTGTTCAAGGATAATAAAACCAATATTTAACATCGGGGGTTAATAGCCCCCTTTGTTATATTTATAGTTATATGCTGATAATAAAAACCGCACAGAGAAATTCCCTTGTTGTAACTGTATCACAGAACTCAACAATACCAAACCCAGAGTGGTTATTCTCTTTCACACATATTTTTTCAAAACAACAAGTTAGATTTATTCCGACTGACATCTCTACATCAAAAAGTAGATATGATGAGTTTGAATTTATTGAAGGACAAGGTTTAGGTGAGATTGCGTTTCCTTTTGAAGGTCAGTATAACTATGTAATTTACCAACAGCCATCAGGTTCAGGAAATCTGAATCCATCATTATCAGATGGTGCAGTTGAATATGGTACAGCGGTTGTTATTGTTGTTTCAGCAGATACCACAAATGAATACTATGTTGAATTTATATCAAATAACGAGTTCAACTCTAACTATATATTCGCTCCAAATGAGTTGAATCCACCAACCCCAACTGCATCTGTTACACCAACCAATACTCCTACTCCGACTAACACTCCGACTAACACTGCAACACCAACCAATACTCCTACTGAAACATCAACCCAAACTCCAACTCCTACCACAACATTAACATCAACTCCTACTCAAACAGAGACAGGAACACCTACTCCTACGCCAACAAATACTACCACTCAAACACAAACGCCTACTAATACTCAAACACAAACTTCCACACCATTACCAACAGAAAGTCAAACTCCTACTCAAACTCCTACTCAAACACAAACCCCGACTAACACAGCGACTCAAACACAGACCCCAACAAATACAACAACTGCAACTCAAACACAAACGCCAACTAACACACCAACTAACACCGCTACTCAAACTCCTACAAATACTGCAAGTAGAACTCCTACTCCGACTAACACAGCGACTCAAACACAGACGCCTACAAATAGTGCAACACCAACTAAAACTGCCACTCAAACACCTACCCCTACAAACACAATGACAAGTACTCCGAGTCCAACTCCGACTACTCCACCATTTGACCCATTAAGTGTTCCTAATTTATTTCAATGGTTTGATGCATCTGATTCAACTACATATTCAACAAGAGTATCTGGTTCAACTACTTATGTAACATCATGGTCAGGTAAGACAGGAGCTACTATAACACAAGCCACAACTTCATTACAACCACAGTTAATTCAATACGCTAATGGATTACCTTATTCAGGGGTATCATTCGCAGGTATTGGTGTAAACTTAAGTGGTTCAACAAATACGGCTGTTCCATCAGGTAATACAACCTATATTGTATCATATAATCAAAACGATAATAACTCTCTTCAATTCTCAATAGACACAAATAATGGAGAGGGAGTATCTTCTCAATACACAAACATAAATACTGTTGAAGCGAGAACACCAAGTAGAAAAGTCGCATTTAATAATTGGACTTCAAGATTTGATTATCCATACAGTTTATTATGGGTAAGTGGAAATTCAGTAAGTGCAGATGGTCAATTAAATGGAACATCTCCATCATCAACATCAACATTCAGTGCTGGTACAACAATGAATGGTGTTAGAATGAGTGATATATCTGCGGATAGTCAAGGTACTATCTATGAGGTATTGGTTTATAACAGAACAGTTACTTCGGCGGAACATGCATTGATATTAAGTTACTTACAAAGAAAATGGGCTTATAGTTTATGGACAATCACCCCGACTCCATCGGCTACGGCAACTGCTACCCCAACTCCAAGTGTAACAACAACTAATACTCAAACGCCTACAAATACTCAAACTGCAACTCAAACATCCACACCAACAAGAACACCTGGTCCTACATCAACTCCAACTCCAACTCCTTCAGGTGCACAATTCTGTAAGAGATATACAGGATTAGTAACCGCAGGTGGTAACGGTCAAACTTGGAGTTATACTCAATGTAATAACATAGGAGGAGTATTAAGATTATTAAGTTCAAACTCTGGTACTATGACCATTTATTCAAGGTCAGGAGCTCCAACTAAATCATCAGGTACTGGTACAATTACTTGGACTGACCAAGGATTTTCTGAACCATGTTCAGGTTCAACATCTTACTCATTCTCAACATCATCAGGTATTGGTCATGGATTAACTGTTACTGATTGTGGAGGAAACACATATACAACATCAATTATACCAGGTGGTGATTATTCAGGATGTTTAACAAGTTATACTTGTACCTCAAACTGTACATCTTTAGTTGTAACAAATAACGGGTCTTGTACAACTTAATGATTAACACACCAAAATAATATATTTATAGATATGGAAGAACAAAAAATTAACGAAGATTTATTTAGAGTATTCAGTGGAGTACAAGCCAGAGTTCCTATAATTGAAGAACAGCCAGGTTATAATAACAGAACGCCATGGGTGTTCTATGGTCCTTCAAATTTAGCCGCTCAAGAGTTAATTCGTTTATACAATAGTTCTCCGACTCATAGAGCGTCTGTAATGTCAAAGTGGTATGGTGTTAGGGGAGAGGAAATATCGTTGAAGGATGGGGACAATAATCGTCTTATGATGGCTAATTCATTGGGTGATTCTATCTTTGATGTTTGGAATAAAGCTTGTTTAGATTTTATTTTATATGGAGCATTTAGTTTGAATATCGTTTATAAAAATGATAGAGATTTAGGGTTTGAAATTTATTCAATGGATACCTCAAAATTAAGAGCCGAGAGAAATGACCTTAATGACCATGTAAACAATTATTATTATTCATCTGATTGGGCAAACATTAAAAAGTTTCCACCAAGAAAACTACCAGCAATGAATTTTATTGCTGATGAACCATCTCAAGTATTTTATTATACAACACACTCACCAGGTAATGAATATTATGCAACCCCTACATATTGGGGAGGCGCAACATCAATTTCAACAGAGGTTGAAATATATAACTGGTTCCATTCAAATATTGTTAATGGTCTACAACCATCGTTATTTGTTTCCTTAAATTCAGGAATACCTGCCCCTGAACAAAGAGAAGAAATTTATCAAACTCTTACAGCAAAATATGGTGGAAGCAATAATCCAGGAAAGTTAATGTTGACCTTTGCCAATTCAAAAGAAGAAGCTCCTGAAATTACAACCATTCAACCAAATGGAACTGATAATATGTTTATTGAATTATCAAAGAAAGTTCAAGAGTCCATCTTAACATCTCACCAAATTAGTTCACCTGAATTATTGGGTATTAGAACACCTGGTGCATTAGGAACACCTGACCATTTAGCAGCACAAAATCACTTCCAACATTTGGTTATTTATCCAATTCAAGAAGAGATTAAAAAAATATTTGAGAAACTATTAAGATTAAGAGATAACAAACCTGCCGAGATTGAAATTAAACAATTCCAAATGGTTACAGTTCCTGATAAAGCACCGATTGAAACAGTTGATGTGAATAAGGATGTTGCCGTTGACGAAGCAAAAAACGAAACAATAGTATAATATGTCAGCACTAATACC